TAAACCAGCCCCCATCGATTAAAAGCGTAAGATTATTTGGCATATGTAAGTCACTTTAATTCACTTACAATATATAAGAACAAGCAAGCTTCTTTAGACAAAAAATTCAGCACAACCCTCACGAACTATGCTGAATACAATATGAAATCTAACAAATATTAACAACTGCAACTGAGCCTTAATCTATGAAGGCCCGTGCGTATGTATCGTCTTCGGTTCGAACAACCATGCAGATGCTGTCCACGACTTTCTGGGCTTCCGCCAGTGAACCGTAAATTTCGGGATGCTTCTTACCTGGCATTACAATTGCCACCATGCCACCTTCGGCATTTTCTTTGTAGAGCGCGAAGTTACCTTCTGCGACTTCCATGATTACTACTGTTTCGAGTGATGTTCTAAACTTCTTCATGATTTACTTCCTTTCTGTTTTATTGTTTTTTTATCTCTTCAGAGCTGGTTGAGCTCTGCTCATCTATATATAACAAATACCGGTCAAAAATTTAATGCTGTCCGCAAAAAATTTCCAAAAAAAAGCCTGGAAAAATTCCAGGCTCAAAAGTCAATTGAAAAAGGAGGACTAAGTTATTACCATTCTTTCTTGAATAGCTCGCGAGAGATTTTATCCCAATTCTTGAGGACATCATCCGCATAATTCATGCAGTCATCATAATCATTTGCGGTTTTGAGTTCACCGTTCATGTCAAGATTGTCCGCGATGCTATCAAGTGCAACTTCACCTGCACCAAGCTCTGAAATGATGTATAGATTGTCTTCTGCTTCGCTGGGCTCATCACGAATGATGCTGACAACACCGCGAATCCATGCAGCAACCTCACCGACTACTACGACATAATCTTTGAGGACATCATTATCCAGGTTCTTAAAAATACGCTTGAGCTGGGCTGGTTTAATTTTTTCTATCTTATCAGCCATCGCATCCAGCTGGTCACATATATCTTCAGCAAGCTCTTCATTACCTCCGAAATCCGTGATAATGTCACCCATCACAGAACTCTCATTCACAGGAGCAAGAGCTTCGTTCATATGTTCAACTATTGATTTCATGTAAGAATATAACTATATTTATGTTGTTATTTATATAATCATGGTTGTTTGTTGACTTTCTGACCTGCTCTGGTTGCACGCTTGTTGAGGTTCTGGTCCTCCGCGCGCTGCTTCCAATATTGAAGGATGACCTCACGTGTACGTTTTTTGAATCGGCCTTCGGTAAATACCGCCTTTTGCCAGTCCTTCACAGGAATAGGCGTAATCTTATCCATAAGATTCGGAATGTACATGCGTACCCCGAAATCCAGCTTGGCTTTTTGTAGTTGATATATGAGCATATCATAGTCAAAGTAACTTACTTCCTTGTCAAGTACTTTGTCCCAGGACTTCTTATAAATATTTTTGAATATCTCGAATACCCTGTCTATCACGTTGAATCTCACCTTAGGAGGAAAATAGTGCAAATTAAACCCCAGGACACGCTTACCTTGTTTGGTATTGATTACATTGAAGAAAATGGTACATGGCATGGCATCGTAGTATTCGAGCTGGTCCTCAGTCTTTGGTTCGAAATAATTAAACATAATGAGTGACCCAGGCAACACTGTTCGAGGTCCTCGCATTTCACAATTTTCCTCGATATACTTGCGGGCGACCTTGTCCCTACGCTGTACGTTTGCTTTATATATCTTTTCGTGGCGGATTGCCTTAATCAAGGAAAAATCCTTCGGCATTTTTATTTCTTTTTTTGCCATGTTACTTCAATCTTGATTGGTTCATTTTATCCCATGCGGTCTGTTCAACCACTACGGAATCATCATATGGGTTCCAAATATTCTCGTCTTGATAGCCTACGCCCATTTCAAAGTCATCTCGCATCATCCTGTACTGGAGCTCCTTGCGGACGAACTCAAGTTGCACAGCTGTCATAATTGCATCATCGTGCCCGAACGAGGCCTTGTAATGTCCAGTTCCATCATCACAAAAATTCTGAAGTTCATATATAAACTGCTCGGCTTCGTTGATTGTTTTACCACGCTCGAATGATTCTTTGAAGATTACGCAATGGGTTGTTTTGTTTCCCGCAGTTATTTTGATACCATAATGGAATTTGGTTCCCGATTCGGTGTAGTACTTGACAAGAACGCCTGGGTCAAAAGTCGGGAACTTCTTTTCAGCAAGTTCATTGATGTCCTTTAAGAATATTTCACCATATGTATTGCGCTCGAAGGACAGTAAGGTATGTTCCTGATAGCACCATATGGTTATAAGGTTCATCAGCGATTCTGCACATTGCTCACGCGCATGCTTGTTCGACCTGAAATATCCTATGCATTCAAGGTCATCTGTCCCATGATGTACCATTCTATATAATGAAAATACGGTGTAGTCCTGTCCTATTCCTTCGGCCAGGTCGCATGTGAATACAAGGAACTCACTCTTCAAATTAGTCGGGTCATAATCAGGATGCCAGTACCAGCAATCCGATAAATATACACCAGGAATATCCTTGTTGATAAATGTAACCATTTTGGCAGAATTGAGCTTCTTCTGCGATATGAGGGTATTGGATGATATATCGAAGTTCGTACCGAACTGGGAATTGAAGGCCTCCTCTGAACCGTAGTTAGCCACTTGTCGGCTATGCCAGGCCTCATCTCGTTTGTCCCATGTTTGTGTTTCCGGATTCCATTCTGGGATGTCTGACCATTGGATTTCGAAAGGTTTATAATCATTGTCGCCTTGTTGGGCAGCCTTATATAGTCTATAAAACAAATTACGACCGTTCTGTGTGGAAATGATTGTACACTTCGCTTTTGATGCTGTGACGGTCGGGAAAATGTTGTTATAGAACTTTTCCATTATGTTAGGTTTGATGTGAGCAAACTCATCGAGTATAAGGAAGTGAATAGTGTCACCGATACCGGAATTGATAGTGGTTGCCTCTGCCTGTATACGACAACCATTATCCATTACTATTTCAGCAACGTTCCATTTATGAATACCCGGTTTAAGGAAGAATGGTATTTCGGAATAAATCTTTTTTATCTTATCCACAACCTCAACAGCACTTTTACGTTTATTTGAACATATCAGTGCATTTTTGTCGATATTGAATAGCAAGTAGTGTAGGCAGGCTAGTGCAGTCGTTGTCGTATTATGTGAAAGTATACCGTTTGTGTAGTATAAATGGTCCAATGAATTAACAGTCAGGTCACACATAGCAACGGGTATATATAACTTTTTAATACTTGTCACAGCTTCGGGACCACAATCCGTCATTATAACATCACCGATATTCAAATCCTTAACAAATACTTGTTCGTACCATTTATTTACCACAATATGGTTATCTGCACAGGTCAACTCATGATTTGTTGTTTTCACGATATATTGAACGAAAGGTTTGGTCTCATGAATTGATGTCACTGGTTGATATCCACTATCAGTTAATACACTAATGTCATTAACTTCTGCGGAATATGTTAGTTTTTCCTTTGAAAAATTATCAAAGAAATTCAATATACTTAGTAATATATGGTATAGATATTTCATATCTCTAAAAATTGCATGCATTTTTGAATAATTGTTTGGGGGTCATTGTTAAATTCATCCTCCCAAACAATCATGACCTTATATCCAAGTGTTTGGCAATCTGTAAGTTTTTGAGCATCTCTCGCCCATATTTCTTTTGCGGATTTACCGGACACCTTATTGATAAAATTTTCTGTGTAAATTTTTGGATTAGCATGCCAGTAATCACCATTGAATTCTATGACTTTGTCATCATAAAAGAAGTCAAGAGCCCAGCATCTGCCACCAACTGTAATAAATTTTTCGTGTTTGGGATAAGTAATACCTAATTTTTTATATAAGTATTTGAATAATTTGGTAGCAGCTTTACTTTGACATGAGCGTCCATCGCCGAAATTGATAAATGATTGATGCAATTTATCAATCCATTTTTTATTTCTTGAATTAAACACTTCCATTCCTATTTCTGGCCCATATTTTTCAATACAATATTGTTTTGACCATTGGGGTTTGGCATGCTGCCAATCAAGAGCCGCTTGGGCTGATTGAGATTTGGGTACACCATGAGCTTCCCAGTACTCAGGACAGCTGACGATTTTATCTCGTGTAACTCTTGATTTTGTTAAAGCCATGTGCTCTGTGAGCATTTGTAAATGTTGTTCATGTGTTGAATCAGGATATCTCAACTCATAAAATTCAATGCACTTTGGAGAACGTTGTTTGCGCTGTAGCAATGTGGTGTTTGACCTGTGCGCTGGGTTTTGAGCACCGACCCTGTGACGTTGCTTACTGATACTATCCTTTAGTTTTTTATCGGCTAATAATTTGGCCTCGTCATCAGAAATTCCCGGAATGGTTCGTTTGTAATAAAGTGGGTGGATTGGAGTATGTGAGTTCACCCAATCAAGTCGCATCGATTCCTGTTCGTCATGCGATAGATTGGGGTAATTTTCAATATAGTATTCAATGCATTGCCTTAGTTTGTTTCTGGAGCTCATATAATTTCCGATATATTGCATATTTACATCGCCAAATTATTCCATGTCTGTAAAGATTCATAAGTTCAAACATAGGAAGCTTTACAATATTATCTTTATAATACACGATATTTGGAGATTTTTTTAACTCCCCGGCAAGCTGCTGATTTTTTATAAGTATTTGAATCTCTGATAGATATGAAACACACTTACCGGCCTGACGTGGTGTAAGCCCTATAGATAACTGATTGGCTTGTACATGCTTGAGATATCGAACTTGGTAGTCGCGAAGTTTGACATGTTTGATACCAAGTGGCGTAAGCAATTTACAATATTTTTCAACGAAATAAATGATATCCTTTTGACACCTCTTCCATTCTTCAATCTCTTCTTCAGTGCGTTTGAACGTCAGGTCAGCTTTAAGAATCTTTACATTGTTTTCGTAGAACGGGTTAGCAATGAGGCGCTTACCTTCATTAAGGCCATTGATGGCCATCTCTATGGACTGGGTAGTCCATATAGCCCGGCGCGCCCTCACCCCATCTACCTCAGTTTTGACCGGGTCGAAAACTTGTATGTTCTTTTTTGCCATATTATCAGTGTTTACTTTTTACGCACGATTTCTTTTTCTACAAAATCAGCCAAGGCCTCACCCAGTTCATCATCAAATCGATAACAAACATAATTTTTTGGATATAGCCATTGAAGAACTTTAGGATATCCATGTTTTATCCTATAACCATCGCATACAACATTCATGTCTTTACTTACGACTTGTATGACATATCCATAATTGCCTTCACCGACCCATGCAACTACGCATTTACCTGCCTTGACATCATCCTGGATTTTTACAGTATTCAGATATCCTTCATCCTTAATCTGTTCAGCACCAGCTTTCTCACAAGCAGATGCAAAGTCGTTTACAAGTTCTTTGGTTTGACGACCATCGGATGATTTCAATACCTTTTTTATAGGAGTTAATTTGGCAGGAGAAATACTCTCTGATATAAACGATTTAAGTGATTTCATTTTGTGCAAATATTTTATTTGAACTTACCAAAGTTTATTTTTCTGTAGGATTTTTATCAGCTCGGCACCAATTGTCGCAGGAATAAGAAACCCATCTTCATCCGCATATACCATTGAGCCCATTCCACTGGGACTTGTGATGCTATGGGTCTCATACAAGAGTGCACAATCCTTCCGACTACGAAATGATAATCCCATTTTACAGCGGTCATAGGTATCAAGATGAACATACATGTATCCTTGTGTAATCCTTTCATTTACTGAACGTCTTTGAGATAATGATGTAATCTGTTCAGCACCAAGTCCATCAACCATCGCACGTATGAATAACTTCCTCATATTATCATCCATTTTACTGGTCCCGCGGCGGTCATCTGGGATGGTTCCACCCCATTTTTTCCAATATCGTTCCGATTGCATAATCAATTGGTTTTGGAACCATTCGTCTGCGAATTTTTTGAACATGGTAGTATCATAGTTAATATCAAACTCGGCACTGAGTAGTGATTCAAGTGTTTTCATGTGAACATTTTTATTGATTAAATAATAGTTAAGTTTCTTGAGCAACCGATTATATTAACAAATGAAATATACTATATATTGACATGTCAAAGAATAACTATGATGAACTCGAGGAACAAATCGGTGATGCTGGAGCAGATGTACCTAAGGGATTAGGTAAAATTCAGCACGAGGAAATCCTTGGTGGCAAAGGTAAACT